CCATATTCTGATTCAAAACAACTTGATCTTGGGTTCAATATGCAAAGTTATGACGTATTCCTCGACACTGGATCAGCCTGCGGCGAAAGCTGCGAAATTGGAGCCGACGAATAATGACCGACTTACTCAAACTCACACAGCCAGACCCAGTGGACTGGTGCGAGGCGAACATCCAGCTTGACTACGGCAAGTTTGACGCGGCCAAGCATCCATTGATGTCTGAGCCATTGCGCAGCGCTGCCAACATGCGTGGCGGCATGACCGGACTGATCGGATCGGTGCAGCACGTCAAAACACTCGCGGCGCAACTGCTGCAACTTTACACGGCCCAGACCACGCCGAGCAGACAGGCACACTACGACTTGACAAAGGAAGCGCTCAAAGAGTTCTCCGACGACAAGTTCACGCCGTTGATCAATAACACGCCAGCGATCAAAGGCATCATCACTGACGGGCGCCATTCGCAGACTACGTATTACACGCAATTCCCATTCGGCTTTATTCGACTACTCGGCGCGCGCATCCTGGCACACCGTAACTCGAAGACGATTGAGATGGTCACACTCGATGAGTCGTGGGCCTACGAGACAGGCTGGATCGATCAGATCAAGGACAGACTCTCAAGCTATCCGTGGAGCTGGCGCATGTTCCTGCCGACATCCGGGCAGACAGCCGGCAGTGAGATCGATGTGCTATGGCAACGCTCGACGCAGAAGGTGTGGCATGTGCCATGTGACTGCTGCGGCGAAATGATTCCTTACATCTGGACGCAACCAAAGCAGAAGAACGGCGACCAGTTGCCAGGCGGCATGAAGTTTGCCAGTGGCGACGATGTCTTGTTCGACGATCAGTCAACTGACTACGCAAAGATCAGGGATTCTGTTTACTACGAATGCCAACTCTGCGCTGGGCAGATGACATTTAACCCGGCGACGCAGCATGCGCGCAACCAGGCTGGCCGATACATTCAACTCAATCCGAATGGCGACGACAAGATTGACTTCTTCAACTACAACGCGATGGCGCACTTTCCGTGGGGTGACTTGGCCTGCCAGTATCACGACGCAGTGGCATCGAAGAATCGCGGCGACTTGGAAGCACTGGAGAACTTTGTGCGCAAGCGTCTAGCCGAGCCGTGGGACGTGTCGCGCTTCATCGTCATCGCAGACGAGGAAGACAGCGAGGGCGATTACCAGTCCAGCGAGATTTGGAAGGATGCCGACTATACATTCTGCACGATCGATGTGCAGAAGGATCACTTTTACTATGTGATTCGTTCATGGTCCAAGGGCGTCGAGTCGCGCTTAATCGAAGCGCACAAGGCACTCAGCGATTCACACATCGTCGAGATGTGCGACAAGTACGGCATTCTGCAAGACGGCATGAACGGCTCCGGCGTGTTCGTCGATGGTAATTACAACACCACCGAGGTGCAGCGCATCGCAGCGAAGAACGGCTGGATCGTGCTACGTGGTCAGAACTGCAAACCATTCAGACATCCAGACGGCCTGCGTAAAATATACTCCGAGCCGATACCGGTGGACACATGGCAAGGCACTAGCGATGGCGACGGCAAGATGAAGTACTGCATACAGTTCTGGTATGCAGAGAACGAGGCGCGCTCGCGCTTTGCTACACTGCGCGGCATGTCTGAGCCGAAGCGCTTATGGACACACTCGAACAACGCCGGCACGAACTATCTGAACCAGCTCAACTCATGGGCGCGCATCGCCAAGACCAATCCCAAAGACGGCAGCGTCTACTACGATTGGAAACAGACCGCGCGCAATGACCACATGTATGACTGCGAAAAGATGCAGCTAGTCGCAGCAGCGATGGCCGGTTTGATCGGAGTCAGTGAAAAGCCAGCCGACGAGAAAGACTGACCCCAGTCTACTTGACACAGTCGCGCTTATTAATGCGCGACTTTATTTTCTCTATCTGGTGCCACGTCAGCAAGACCGCGACGGCGTCGATCGCTGCGCTGGAGACACTGGCAGCCAATCAATACACAACCGCTGAGCAAGGCGGGCGCTACGTCGTGTCGGCATCGGTGCAGGGCAAGTCGTTCACATACGAGTTACCAGTCGGGCAGTCGGGCGCTGACTTTCTAAACATGGTCCGCGAGTCCTGGCGCATGCTTCAAATCGGCGGCGCGTCCGGTGGCATCATGACGGACGCCGAGTTACTCGCCTATCTAATCGATACCAATGGCGATGTCACCAACGTCACAGTGGCCAGCTTTACTCAACGGACTCAATATGGCTACTAAACCAATTAAAGCTTTCACGAAGCGCGCCAAGCGTGCTTTTCAATATGCCTTCTGGGGCAACGACAGCGCCTATCCGACCGCATCGACCAGCGCGCAGCGCAGTGCGCAAGGTGACATGAATGGCGACCTGCTCGACTTAATGAGCCGGCACAAGACTCGACTGCTACGCAACGACGCGCGCTTCATCTATACCAGCAACAGTACAGTTAGCGGCGCGGTCAAACAGAAGAGCGGCAAGGTGTACGGCGAGTCATGGCGCTTTCAATCGCACTCGCAGGATGCAGACTTTGTTACAGCCGTCGAAGCCGACATGGAAGCGATCGATGGACTGCTCGACATTCGCGGGCCGCAGTTTTCTTTTCGCCGCAATGTTAAGATCGAGTCGAAGTCACTCGACGTCGATGGCGACGTATTTGTCTTACTGACAGAATCCAAATCAGGCTTTCCACGCTTGCAGTGGCTCGAAGCACACCGCATCGGCAGCGATCCATACAGCAACGAGGACCGCGTCGAGAGCGGCAAGTATCGCGGTCTAAAGATCAAGAGCGGCATCATTTATAACGAAGTCGGTGCAGAGGTTGCATTCCGAGTGCTCGGCGAAGACAAGGAAAGCTTCCGCGACATCTCAGCGCGCGACATGATTCACATCACCGATCCGGACTGGTTCTCACAAGGTCGCGGCGTTCCTGCGATCGCGTCTGGCATGCTGGACTGGTATGATCTCGCCGAGGTTCGCGACTACGAGAAGATTGGCCAGAAGGTCAACGCGGCTCTGACACTTAAAGAGTCGAACGACACCGGCAAGCGCGACACCGCCACCAGTATTATCAATGGCCAGTCGGGCGCGAGTCAGGCACCATTCCAAAGCGAGCTACTCGCAGGCGGCACCATTCGTTATCTCAAGAACAGTTCAAAACTGGAGGCACACGAATCAAGCCGACCAAGTGATGGCTTCTTAAAGTTCTCAGACAAGATCGAAGCCGGTGCATTCTACGGCATGGAGTGGCGACGCGAGATGCTCGACAGTTCCGCAGTCGGCGGCGCAGGCGTCCGCGCATTCCAGCGCGACATCAACGACTCGATCAACGACCGCGTCGAATGCCTGGCACGCTTCCGCAAGCGCATGGCACTTTACGTTATCGCCAAGCGCGCCAAGCAAGGGATCTACACACTACCAGAAGACTGGACCAAGTGCAGCTTTACTAAGCCACGCGAGTTCACAGTGGACGACGGCAACGCACGCAAGGCAGACCGCGAAGATCTACGCGCCGGCGTCGCATCTGAATATGACATTTTAGCCAAGCGCGGCTACGACCCGATCGAGTTCACTACACGCCGGGCCGAATACTTGGCGCAGCGCAAACAGATCGCAGAAGCGCATGGCCTATCCGATGCCGAACTTGGCACCGTATTAATGCCAGGCGACATCCCACTCGAAGACTCTAACGAACCCAGCACCACTTGACACAGCAACCCTTAGTTAAATTATGACAACAGAAAATAAATGGTTCGCAATGGACCGCAAAACAGACGCGGAGGGCAATCAGTCCGCCGAAGCTGAAATCTCCATCTACGATTCCATTGGTGGTTTCGGAGTGTCGGCCAATGAATTTATCGACGAGCTGAAAGGCTTGGGCGATGTCGAAACGATCAACCTGCGCATCGCTTCTGGCGGTGGCTCGATCGTCGAAGGTAACACGATCTTTAACGCACTCAAGCGCCACAGCGCCAAGGTCGTCACACACGTTGACTCGCTCGCAGCATCGATGGCATCCGTCATCGCAATGGCCGGCGACGAGATCCACATGGCAGCCAATGCGCTGCTAATGATCCACAACCCTTGGACCATGAGCATGGGCGGCGCCGAGCAACTACGCAAAGACGCCGATCTACTCGACAAGATGGAAGCGAACATCCGCACCAGCTACGGCCGCTCGAATCTGAGCGCCGAAGAACTTGACGAAGCAATGGACG